CATCACGAGCCGGAGGAGCCGGAGCCCAATGAGTGGCAAGAGAACCGCCAGCAGTTCTCAATGGGTCCACGCGATTCAAAACATCCCGCGTGACTTTGGTTAGTCTCTGAAGTTCATAAACTTCGAGGACTTCGCGCGCTTGCGGAATACGATAAAATAGCGGGACCAGGAAGTAGCTAACCCCTATTTGGGTAGGCCCAGGCCAGGGATGCGCAAGTTCGAGCTGGGTTGGGGAGACAACCGAGAGCACCTCTATCGGCGCAACGTTGACCCCACCAATCCAGATGAAACTGCCAGCATCGGAATCTTGAAAATCTGTACCAATACCCTGTACCGCCGTGTGCGACAGATGAACGCTGACAGTACCGGAATTCTTTGCCGCAAATGTCTGGATGACCTGCGTGGCCCGTAACTGCGACCACGGATGGGCCTCTAGAATCTGCTGGTAGGCGCGGTTGATGTTGATGGCAAGAATTTCATCGCTCAACCTACCTGCCGTCAGGATTTTGACATCCTGAAGAATTGCTCGATAATTTGCCACATCGAATCACCGAGACCGTTTGCGGCTTCTCTTTCGCTTTCCGTACCGACCGCCACAAGGCATTTCACTTGACCTCGAACATGGGCCCGTTCAAGTAATAATCGCGCGCTGTCTCCATTGTCGGTGTTGGGGTTGGAGTCCGCGTGCGACTGCGGGTCCTCGTAGGGGTATTGGTCGGCTCTGGCTCCGGAGTAGGCGACGGCGTTTGTGTTTCGGCTGGCGTTGGCGTCGCAGTCCCGCTGGGCGTCTCGGTTGGGCAGTTAGGAGTAGGACAAGGAGTGACAGTCTCCGGAGCACAGAGCCGATAAAGTGCGTCGCACAGGGCCTGACGTGGGATGTTGTGACCGCCGCTACAACCCGCCACAACCACGGTTACGAGAGGGAGACTCGCAATGAAGGACCACTTCAAACCCTGTGGACGCATCTCTTAATCTCCAATCAAGTAGGCTGCCGAAATGATTCCAGCAGCCCCAGCAACATTCTTGAAACTCCCAGGAGGATAGTTGTCAATTGATCCCACCTGAATACAGAGTCCACGACGGAACACAATTCCTGGCGCGGGCCAAATGTAGACAGCCCCAATGGGGAAGCCATCGACGACGGTTGAAACCGCAGGAAGCATGATTCCATCGTCCTGCGGGTCCGGATTGTTTGCAACCTGATACCCGTCCGCAACGGGAGTATCACGGTCGAACAGGAACAAAAATTGAGGCTGGGCAGTAATGGGCTGGTAAGCTAGCGTAGTTAGAATAATACCCTGACCGACATTCTGTGCTGGCGGCGGGATGATAAGAACAGGAGCCAGAGCTACTTTTCGAAACTGACTCGGTGCGTACCAATCGCCTTGAGTGGCCATAAGTTCTCCAGTTTGTTTCTCTGGCCCCGCCGGACGGACATACGACGGGGCCAGAGAGCGACGACGAGATGGCGGCGAAAGTCCTCAACTAGCGCCGCGATTTCCGACGACTGCCTCTACGCTTCCTGCGCATCGCTGCCTCCTTTCTCCCGCTTAAGCGGGCTTAGTACCCAATGGCGAGAAACCTCCCCGTAAAATTGGAAAGGTCCTGTCCATTGGTCGCTGTAGGAACGTACAAGCGCACCTGGCTAGTCGGAGCGCGGTCGAGTGGCACCGGAAGCAGCGATAGCGACGGTGCATTGGCATCGACCGCTGGACTGAGCACAATCATCTCGATTGTACCGAGGCCAAGAGCACTTGCATTCAGCGTCTCGAACGAAGGGCCGTAAGAATTACTGAGACGATAGTTGCCGTAGACCGTTACTTTCCCGTCGCTCGGAAACGTAGCTCGGTCAAAAGGCTGAACTTCAACACTGACGGCACCCATCGGTCACCTCAGAAGACAAGAACCATAACGTAGTCCAAAGCGGGCGCATTGGCGCAAACAACGTCGAACACGACTTGTTGCGCTGGCGTCACGGTTACAGGGCTCGCAACCGCAATCTGGGGCACGGTCGTTGCCGCAGCGGTCGCCACCACGGACAGAATCATCACTCCACGCTTCGGAAGCGTGGGGTCGATGTTTTTGTCAGGAATGGTCACTGTTTGCCGACCGTTGGCAAGGCCAGACAAACGATACGCATCTCCCGTGAACGGGAACGAGAGCGGTTGCGGAAGAGGTTTTACGTCAAGAGCCATGACCGCCTCCCATTACTCAGCAATGTTGATGATTTTGGCTTGGTATCGCGGCCCAGAGACGACCAGATTGCCGTAGCAAATCACTTGGTCGATGTAGGAATCCTGGACCGGATTCGGATAGCCGTTGTCGAATCCATCGCGCTTGGACCGGCGAATGAAATCGTTCCCTTCACCGAGCCAAAGCTCGATGAAATTGGTGTTCAGGAGATACATCTCTCCAGGCAGAACATGGTGGTCAACCACCACTTCCGCACCGTTGAAACGAACCGTCTCGAACCCAACTTCACGAAGCGGACCAGGCTGGTTGCGCTCCGAAGGCTGCGAACGCGCCCAAATTTGGTCCCAGATTTTCTGGGTAGTCACAATCAGGTCAGGACGGGTTCGGTTGAAGGTGACTGCACCGTACGCTCGCTGCATGAGCGAGAACGAAATTGGCGCTCCACCGGCATCGAAAACCTGGGAACGAATGGCATACCCAGGAGTGCCGAAGTTCGGTGAACGCGGAATCCCGCCGTACGTGCCAGTGTCGAGAATTCCGTTGTAAAGACCATCCCAGTCGGTCGGCTGGAACGTGCGTGGAACCACTTGGCCCGTCGTTGGGTCTTGCTCGGTTCCGAAAATCATGAAGCCGATTTCGTCGGCAAGAGAATTGAACGCATTGATGGTGGCCGTCTCGACGTAATCGAAAATCTGCGCCACATCGGATTGGTTCCGGAACACGTCGAGACCGTAGACGTTCAACTCTGCCGCTGCCTGCTTCCATTCGAATTGCAGGTCGGTCTGGAATTCCCGCTTCGCAGTCCCGAACGTGGTGCCAGGACCGTAGGAGTATGCGGGCATCTTGTTGTACCAGATGGCAGAGCGAATGAGCATCCCGCCACGGTATCGAATCGCTCGGGAATTCCCGCCCTGGTAGTTCTGGTACAGGCGCTGGAAGAGAGCGTTGGAGATAAAAATACCATCGACAATCTCATCCAGCTTGGCGTCGATGGTCATCGACACCAATGTGTTAATCGGATACTGGTATTGCGGTAGTGGCATAGGGGATTACCTCCGGTTTATGCGGACTTTTTGAGTGCTCGAAGAATCTCCAGGCGGCGGCGCATTTGTTCTTGCAGCGGGTTTTCCGTCTTGTTCTTGGGGCGCATCCAGCGAGGAATGCCAGTTTGGTGCAAGAGCGACTGAGCTTCCTGGTTTTCTTGCTCCTGCATCCGCTTAGCAAGCTCGGCCTGAACGGCCTTGTTGATTTCCTCCTGCATTTTCTTGGGTCGCACTTTGGCTTCCAAGGCTGCCTGCAAGAGGTCATCAGGGCTCATGGAGGCAAGTTTGGTCGCCTCCACGATGATTTCATCGAAAGGCACGCCAGCCTCCTGCGCTAGCTTGATAGAGCGCATGGCGAGCTGGAGTTGAGCCGCCTGATTCTTTTGGAAGTTCTGTAGCTGTTGCTCGATTTGACGAAGCTCTTGCTTAAGCGCCTCGCGAGAGGCCATCACAAGAGCTTGGGCCTGCTCCCTGGGACCGAGCTCATCCCAGCGCTCGAACACCTGCTGCAACTGACTTTGCTGCGGGTCCTGCTCTTCTACGGGACGGAGCTTGCCCGACTGAATGTACTCAGCAGCTTGGCGGGCCCAGTTGATGGTTTCCCGAAGTTGCTGCTCGGTCATTCCGAACGAGCGAAGCAGATGCTCGTTCAAGTCCGGCTCGGGCGGGGAGAGCCGCTCGGGGGGAGACTCTTGAGCTCTCGGCGAAGACTCCCGAGGCGCTTGAGAGGCGCTTTCGGCTTGAGCTTCAGGAGCGCGTGGGCCCTGACCCTCTGGGGCCGAGTCCTGCACTGCGCCTTCTGGCGAAATCTTGCCGCTCGTCAAAAACTCCGGCATCGTGTGTCCCCTTTATCGTCCTCGACGGCGGGAGCGCTTTTTGTTTCGCTTTTTCCCGCGCTTGGAACCGTAACCCGTCTCAATCGACTGGTCGAAACTTTTGATTGCCATCTTCTCCTCCAGTTATGGCATCGGCGGACCGCCTTCTGGTCCACCGGCAATTGGTGACTGCATTCCTGGCGCTTGCCCTTGAAGGGCCCGAAGTGCCTGCATGAGTGCCATCCGTCGCGCAATCGCCTCCACAGCTTGAGGCGGAGGTGCAAGTCCACCACTTTGAGCTTGGTCCGCTTGGAGCCCAGGACCAGGAGTCATGCTGCCCATCGCTGGCGGCCTTGGCACGCCCTGCGGAGTAGCGCCCTTCCCTTGTCCCTTACCCCCTTGAAGTTCCCGCATTGCACGGGCAAATTCTCGAAATCCCAATCCCGCCAGAAACAAGAGGAATTGCAGGTTCTGTGGCATCTGGCCCCCATCCCTACCCGTGAGTTGGCTGAGCATTGACGCTAATGCTTGGGGATTGGGTGGCATTGCGCCGCTTGTAGGAGGAACAGGCATTGACCGCGTTGCTGCTAACCCAGCACCCTCAGGGGCAGAAGGTGCTGAGGTCGGTGGAGGTAAGGATGTGGGTGATGGGATGGGGGTCAGAGCCACGATTCGCCCTATTGCATGAAGTCAAGAGTGTTGTCAAGACCTCTTCGACCTACTTGGTTTAACTGCTTGCGGCTGTAGGCCCAAGGCATTTTTAATTTCGAGCTCTTCACGGACTTCTTGCAGTAGTTCGTTAGGGTTATCGTACCCAAGCTCGGAAAGCGCCACACGGGTCGGAATGAGGTTGGCCTGCGAGAGCTGGATTGCAAGCTGGGCGCGCTGCATGCGCACGAGCGAGACGCTTGACAGAGGCTTTACATGGAAGCGGAAGTCCCGCCATGCGCCCTTGATGATTTTCAAGATTTCATCGGCGGTGATTTTGGTATCTTCTTCTGGCTTGGCCACGACTTGCGTTTGCGCTCCACCTAAGGCTGCTTGGGTTAGCTCGATTGGGCTTGCGTAGCCTTCGGGCTTGGAGCTTAAGCGGCGTCTCAATTCATCCGTCGCGAGCTCCACAAGCTCAGCAATGAGCTCCTGGCGCTGGAAGCGGAACTTTTTGATGTTCCCGCTGGATGTCGTGTAGGTCATGATGCGGTCGTCAGTGTAAAACTGAAAGATGCGGGAGATGAGCTTGTGGCCAAGGCGTTCGATGAAGCTCTCAAGGCGTCTTGCCTGCGCACGGATGAGCACCTGGGTTGCGTGCTGAAGCCCTTCGAGCATGGGGGCCGAGCGAATTTCGGCCCTACCTCGGCTTCCCGTGATTTGGGCTGAGTCCGCCACTCCGGAAAGTTGGTCCATGAGGGAGTGGAGGAATGTGAGCAGGTTGATTGCGAACGGAATCTGGAGCTCTCCAGGGCGCTTGTCCACGGTACGGCCCACAGCGCGTTCGAGGACGTAGAAACCGGCGTTCCTCAGAAAATCGATGGCTTCGGGGCCGAGGGCATTGGTGTCCGTCACCCACGTGTTGATGGCATCTTGCAGGCTTTTGGTGACGAGAGCATCCCCAATGCGGTTGTATGCGCTCTGAAGGTGCTTGACCGCACTGATTTCTTCAAGCCCCCACGGGGAATCGATGTCCGGAGACAGGTCGAGCCATTCGATGGGAGGCTCACCGTCGTAGTAAGGACTTGGCTGCCCTGGGACCCCATCCTTGTCGTAGTTGAGAATCAAATCCTGGTCGCGAGCTTTGACGATAACTCTCCCGTTCGGGTAAAGCGGTGAGCCGTTTTCGTCGGTTGCGGGGTCTTTGAGCCAGTAGGTCCTGAGCACCACGCGGGGTACTGCTTGGCTCCCTTGTCCACCCTTGTCCCCGTAAGTTAGCCGACTAAGCACGCGCTTGAGTCCCTGGCCCTTGAGCGCCTCTGTTTCGATGTCATCGCGGCTGAAGGTACTCGGCTCGATTTCGCTTGCGCGCTTGGGGAAATTGGTTCTGGCGACGTAAAGTGGAACTACGGTATCGACCCAGATGTACTGGGCGTATTTCAGGTCGCGCGCATGCTTGATGTGGGGGTCGACGCCCACTACGCGAGGGTCGAGTGCGCGGATTTCGATGTTCCCGAGGCCGTAGTGCTCCTGGGGATTCCAGGCGATTTGGCAGAAGCTCGACTGCATGATTTTGGCGATGGTCACTAGGTCCTCGAAGACCATCTGAAGCTGGCACTCTTCCCAAATCGCGTGGATGACTTTGGTGAGAATGTCGGCGGTCTTACCGAGCCCCTCCTTGCGGGCGGTGACCATGATTTCGGGTTTCATCTCGGTGAGCATCGCGGCACCGCGCCGGATGTTCATGTTGACGAGGTTCACCCGAAAAATGTCTGTCTGGCTTCCAGTTTGGCCCTGACGGAAGAATTTAAGCGCCTTTTCCCATCGGCTTTTCAAGTCCCGACGGGAGATGTTGGTTTCTTGGTCGATGCGTTCGAGCGCATCGAGAACTTCGTCTTCAGTTTCTCCCCAGATGCTCTTGATTGGCATGATTATTCATCCCAAAGGGGAATTTCGTCCTCTTTGTCTTCCTCTTCGGTGTCGTCAGGCGCAATGACTGAGGGCCCATCTTTGAGGTCACGTACGGAGCAGAATTGGTCTCGCGTATGGAACTTTTGGCCCAGGAATCGGACCTCCAATTCTTCTCCGCACATTTGGCACACCGCACGGTCCCCGACCGCAGGGCCATCCTCAAGGTACTCCGGTCGTGGCGGAATCATGTACTGGCCCGTGTCGAGCATGTAGGTAAGCATTGCAAGGACCCACTCGAAGTCTGACAGTCGATTTTCTTCTTTCGCAAACTGAATCCAGGATTTCCAATTGGGGTCGCGCTTGGAAATCCAATCGACGATTTGGCGAGCGGCATTGTCGAGCTTCTTCATAATCCCTCCCTACTGAACCAGGACATGATTTTTGCCTCCGTTGGGCTCATTTTTTTGGCTGGCCCTAAGTCTTTCAGGTACTGCCATGTGGCTTTCTGTTCTTCTGGACGGTGGTCTTTGATGTCGCTCCCATCGTGCAGTTTTCCCCACGATTCGTCAACAATTCCCTGCACGGCGAGCATGAGTGCCATCACGGCATCGTCGTGACCAAGCGCAGGTCCGTAGCCGTCTTCGCCCACACGGCAGTACTGGTACATTTCATCCCAAAGAACTCGGGAATGAATTTTGAGCCGTCGGTGGAGGAATGCATGGCGGGTGTTCCCGACGAGGAGCTTCTTGGTTTCCCAGGTTGTCTTGAACCCCGCATAGCTGG